AATATTACGCGTTGATATTACTTTAGGCTAGCTCGTTAATAATACCTAGAATATGGAAGATAGCTACCACTCCGTAGGCTATAGTGGCCAGCCTTACTCCGAAAGAGGTTAGCCTGTGCTCGATAGTTTTGTAGAAGACGAGACAGCATACCAGTGTGAGCACGACCTTACCTAGCATGAATTGGTATAGACCTACGTCCGCGAGGTATCTCATTATTGGGTTTACTTCTATGATCAGGCCGAGATTTAGTTCTGCGGAAGTTAGAAGTAAGTCAAGTAGACACAGAGCTAGAAGGATTCCTAGTAACTGACTATTTCTATATCTCTCAGAGATCATTGCAGACCACCAGTAATATCAATCGGGCTATGACTCTACTTACATTTTATCATTTGAGCGGTTTGTATCAGAACATGTTTTGTGTGCAGTAAATTCATACAGGGCGCTAAATAAATTTTGTATAGGGGGCGGGCAGTTAGCTCCGGTTGTGTTGGTTTAACTACGCATTACAGGGTTACGTAGTAACCGACGTTTATATGGTATAATAGTACTGTAGAAACCAACCATTCTATTTGGCCAGAAGGATTCCCATAACTAAGGAGGGGACATGATTGTATCGTATGATCAGGTAAAAGAGACGTTGTTTGGAAAGTTCTTGTCTTGTCTTATGACAAGCGTCGATTCTCAAAATTTGATGGCTTTAGACTTTGAGCGTCTTTCACCTGTGTGCACCATTGATGGGCACCCGGTAAATTTCAGGGCGGCCTTCAATAAGTTTGAGCAGGCACTCCGGGATGAGCCATGGACGCCTACTACTCCCCCTACTCCTGTTGTGCCGTCAACCCGCCCCCTTCCTCTAAGCGCATTGGAGGCATTGCGCAGCGTGCGTTCTGACGTGACAGACGCGCAGGAGTACGTAAATAGTGCTGAGGAGGATTGGCCAAGTGCCGACTACTTGGCGGAGTCTATATCTGACAGCGTAGCCTCGGCGGTCCGAGATCAGGTCTATGAAGCCATAAGCTATTCATGCCATTTTGACTCGGCTCGGGGTGAGTTGGACAACGCGGACGAGCGGCTTGGTTCTTTGATTAGTGATATGGAGTCTAGCGAGTAGTCTTGAGGGGAGGCATAGGTAAGAAGGGGGGCAGGGTACACACTCTGCCTCCTTTCTTACCTTATAGGCAGTATGCAGGAATCACTGCTGCAGAATTTGTCCTCTGTTTGGTTGTCGTGGGTATTTCCTTTAATTGCTAGAAGGGGTTTAGTTTGAGCGGTAAGCTCTAGGTATTTACTTTTGTCTATTTTTATATAGGGAGCCTGCTCGTATCCGTGGTTGGTAAGTGGAAGCAAGGAGACTGATTTTAGTTGGGTTTCGTAGATTTCTAAGCAGGTCTTGATATCTTTAATCTCGTCTTCCTTGAAGGTAATTGTTACGCTGACTTGGTTGTCGGCCCAGTATCTTTGGAGATCTGCCGCCAAGGCAAACTGTTCCCAAATTGATACGCTTTCTTTACCTTTCGAGTAGTACTCCTCCTTAACGGGAAAGCTAACCACAACAGTATTATCGGCGTATACGTCTTTCTCTACTACGTGCCCTCCTTTTTTAGCTATATCAACTAGAGGGGAGGTGTCGGCCAGTCTTATGTTTCTTATATAGTATTGGCTGTGGGCATGATGAATGCCCGGTGTAGACCCGCATAGTAAGCTGACGGTTCCGCTTGGTTTGACGGACGTCATCTTTATACTTCGAGGGACACAGAGCCACTCCGAGTACGTGTTGTCGAGTTCTTTGATATACCGGTATCCCTTGTCACACCATTTTAGAAACTTTCGTCGTCCGAGCTTTTCTATTGCTTGCACTATTCCACTCAGGGAACAGCCAATGCGCCTGTTCCTCATCATGACCGCGTTTGTTCGCGGGTCGTGTGTGGGGATCAGGGTTACCGTCTTCGCGTACAAGTACGCGTACTTAAGGGTACGTTTGAAATCTTCAAGATTTTCGTGGCGAGCCATGAAGTTTTCTACCAGACAGCAAAGCTCAAAGCTTTCGAGTGTTTGTTCGCTGCATGGGTTTGACCCCATTGCCCTTCTGTCCTTATTGTTTGGCGGGTCCCCCATTCTTCCAAACTTTCTCATATTGCCAAGCCAGATGATTCCCGGTTCCCCGTTAACAGCCATTGACTCTGCAATAGATCCGTAGTTCATCCCGACCTTTCCGAAGATGCTATTATTGGAGGCCCATCTACGATCTTTGAGTGCCTGCTTGTCCTGCTTTAGCTCGATGAACTCCTTATCCTCCGGAGACCCGAACATAATTTCTGCTGTTCGACGGACCCCTCCTGAAACAACGCACACCCCTATATAATTGAAGATATCAACTATTTGGGTGCTTGTGATTTTTTCCGGTGAGTCTTCTTTTGGGGTGAGGAGAGCAATGAGGTTGGTGGCAAGCTTTATTAGGGGCTCTGGTCCGGAGGCTATCCCCCCGAACCCGTTTATCTTTGCTCCTTTTGGTCTTACTTCGCTGTAGTCTATATGTTTAGGCAGGGGGCCTTTTCCAATAAATGCGTTGAGGATGGTTCGCACTAGGCTTACCCAACCCCCCCGAGAGTCTTCTACTATGTAGGGCTCTTCTGAGATCTTTGGGGGAACGATCTTCACCTTGTTCGCCCCCAGTGTGTCTCCGCCCACACCTACTCCCAGCATAGACATATCCATGAGGAAGCAAAAAGGGGCGGCGAAGTCTGTGTCGATATTATTGGTTGATACGAATGCACAATTATTTAGGGCTGCGGAGCCCTTATCAAATATAGCAGGTGTGCCCATAGCCCAAAGACCCCTACCTGGGGGAAGCCATTTAAACTCCCACATTCTGGTAAACATTTCTTGGGCTGACCTCTGGGCCTTCTGGTCATTCCATGGGAGTCCTAGGGACTTACAGTGCATCTTCTGTGTGGTGTAGACACCCTCTACCACTCGTTTACAAGTCTGCCAAAACTCCTCTGTCTCTCCATTTTCCAGAGGTCTCGCGTACGTACGTTTGTACACAAAATACCCAACGGGCCCCCATGCAGGCTGTCTTCCCTCGTAGTTACTTAGGAATGTAGGGCCTAAAGTAAATACCCTTACTTTCCTCTCAGAGGAGGTTTTTCCAAATATCATCTACTGTCTCCTTGTCCTCGGATTACGCCGCGTTGGGCTCTGTCTGAAAGCTTCTTAACATTGTACTCGGCCACCTCATCTAGAGGAATGTTGAGTCTTTGGGATAGTACCGCTACGTACCACAAGATATCCCCTAGCTCTGATTTTAATTGTTCTTTTCTATTACTAGATAATATACTGCCGTCATCCCGCACAATACGGCGCATGGCACCAGCTACTTCCCCAGCCTCACTCGCCAAACCCAGGGCTACGCAGAGCAGCCCTTCTAGGCAGTCTTCTGGGTAGGTGTCGGTGCTGCACGCTTTACTCTGGTAGTCATTCATAGGTTCTCCTCATTGGGGGACAGTTTTTCAAAAAACCAGAGCTTTACCTCTTTTTTAGCTTGGCGTGCTGTTTTTACCTGCCCGGCTGCGTTGTACATTTCAATCTCAACATGCTCTTGCAAGTACTCGCCAGTGTACCTCATTACCCGACGACATCGGCTTGAGGGGTGATAACCCAACACGGCTGTCATTTTACCCACTATGCTGCGCTGAAAGGTGACATCGGCCACACGCACATCTGGGTAATGTCTAAACGGGGCTATCTTCAGCCCCCGTAGCCTATCTCCCATATCTTACCTCCCCCATCTTCATTCTGCTGCCTCCTTTATCCCGCGTAGCACAAACCAGAGGGCCTGCTTCGGCCTGCTTCGGCACTCTGCCTCAGCTATCTTGTTAAGGGACTCGGCCTCTTCAGGGCTCAGATGTATCAAAACTGGCACCTTCCCTTCCTTGCCCCTACCTCTATGGACCGGGTTCTTTTTACTTGTACTCATTCTGCTGCCTCCAATAACCAAACAAGCGCGTCAGCCTCAGATTTGAAACATGACCTGAGGCTGTCTACCCGCCCGTCCTTTATTTTAGACACAACCCACCACTTCCCGCTTACCGCAGGTCGGATATGGATGGAGGGGTCCGCCTTTACCTCCCTCACCAACGCCAACAGACAACCCAGAGTTGCTGGGTCACTTAGGTCTGGCACCTCTCCCTCCCAGTCATCGGTCTCTTCGTCCAACCGGAGCCCGGTATCCTTCGCAAGCATCCCCCGCATCCACCGCCAGCCCTTACAGGCAACTGCCCGCTTTGACAATTCGTTCATTCCGCTGCCTTTCATCCTGCTGCCTCCGCTGCTTCCAATCGGGGACAGTGAATTGTCGTGTGGGTTTTATTGAGGCCATGACAACCGCAGTCTGCCTCGACTGTGGACCCCAATAACTGCCCTTGCTCGTCATAAAATCTCCTGCGAATGACCCTCACGCCGTTTTTCGACAAGTTGTCGGTGATCATTTTCTTTTTCATCCTGCTGCCTCCAGTGCTGTTACTAATGCTTCTGCCTCGGAACCGAAAGAGTGCAAGTCACTCACGTCAGCGTCAGACCCTTCTGCGTCAATCCTCCAGCCGTCCTCTGCACTCCCCACTACGGAGAGCCAAGGACACTGAAGCGCCTCCCTCACCAACACCAACAGACACCCCTTCGTCGCCGGGTCGCTTAGATCGGGGACCATCGTAGGGTGAATGGTGTGTGGCACTCGACAGGCACGAGTCCTCCCCCATGCCATAGGCAGGTTTTTGGGTACGACTGCGCGCGCCCCATCCATCCACCGCCAGCCTGCCTTGATTGCCCTTTTCCCAAGGTCACTCATTCTCCTGCCTCCAACTGAACTACAGTAAACCTCACGGGGTTTACACCGCCGAGCTTTGCGGCGTCGGCCTCAGCTTTTTTTCTACTCCTGTATATTTTCCCCGGTATGACGCCTGCTTTTTTGCAGGTTTGCGGATTCGCATAGGCATTCCTGAGAGTCACATCAAAGTCGTCTCTCGCCCTCGAACTCTTCATAATCAGGAATCTCACCTTGGTTCTCCTTTTGATAAGGAGTCCCACAAAGAGAGTCACTAATACGCTAAGAAATAGCCACTGATGAAGTGTCATTCTGTTGCCTCCTTTTTTGTTACATATACGATTGCTAAGTCCCTATCAGTGAGTCCTGCAATGTCCATATGCTTGTGAGGCTCTTCTTCTAGGGCTTCAACCATGTAGTTTAGATACGCTCTGGCCTTTTTTATATCTGCGAGCCCCCCTTTGTGTTCGTAGCGCCATAGGCACTCAAGGGCACTGCCTTTACAGAAACCCAGGAAGGCCTCTTTAGTCATGGCTTCTTTGATGGCTTCGATACACTCTACTTTTCCTTTATTGTGATGTTCTGGGCCCTTACTCATTTGGGACCTCCCGGTGGCTAAGGTTGGTGGAACGACGTCTACGGCAGTTGAAGTACAATAGGGACGTTCCAGGTATTTGTATGGAGGGATAGTTTGAAGAAACTAGAACTAGCAGAACTTGTTGAGAAGCACGGGGAGAATATAATCAAGCACCGATATTCTCTTGGGAAAATCATGACCCTTTGTAGTGTAGACGAGGCAGGGGCTTTAGATATAAAGAGCATGGCTAAATCCATTTATGCCAAAGACAAGGGTGGGCAGCCTGAGTCCCCGACTGATTACAAAAGCTTTATTTCAACCAAGCGGGTCTGGTACGACCCAGATTCAGATGTCTACACAACTTATTTACCAGGGGTGCCCCATGCAGTCGAACTGCCTGGACAGGTACACAGGGACTTAGTGCGAGCCTACTCTAGTTACGATGACACTCCTGCTACTGTTAATGAACTTGCCAGGACCTTTAAGTTACCCCGAACCTGGATCGTCAAATATTTGAGGGTACACCAGATTACCCATGATGTAGAGCCCTTTTCTAAAGAAGAGATACTAAATAAAACAGACGATGAACTAGTTGAAGAAGCCCTTCAAATCCGGAGGGCTTCGTTGTATACGAAGATTGAAAAGGAGAAGTGGAAGGACATTAAAAAGGATGCTTCCAAGTGGAGAAACCTAGAAGATTCTCTTTTAAGGCATATAAGGTTGGCTCTCAAAGGTAGGGAGCTTCCCAAGTACACCG